GCCTGTCGTAAAAAAGCGATTTTGGCTTTTTAGTAAGAAGCCTGCTAAAGCTCCAGTAGCGCCTGTAGTATTAAATGTCCATTCTACAAAATAGAGGCAAACATGGGATATTCAGGACCAAATCAGCAGCAACAATATTTGCAGCAATACTATGAAAACCAAGCTAATCAACAAGAGGAAGCTTCGGAGCAAGGTTTGCAGCAGCAAGAATTTGCTCAGCAGCAGCAAGCGTATGCCGCTCAAACCGCTGCATTTCAGCAGTCATTGAGCCAACAGTCTCAAGCAGCAAATCAGCCTCCTGCCGGTGCTGCTATTGGGGCATATGTGGGAGCAAGTTCGCCTGGTGGAAGCTTTTTGTCTAATGGGTCTAGCCGGGGTTCTTTTTTAGGAAATTGAGGAAATTGAAATGACTGTTCCAAATCCACAAGGCGCGGGCACTTTTAAAGCGGGTGAATTTAACGATACGTTGATACGCAAGATATCGGCTCAATGGAATGGCGCGGGGAGTGCTGTGGCTACCAGCAGTTATGTTCTTGGTTCATCAGAGGTAGCGGGAACTATCTTAGGCTGGACATTGTATGCGGATACTGCTTCTACTACCACTATTGATATTTGGAAAGTGGCAGCCGGAAGCTGGCCGCCAACAGTAACTAATACTATTGTAGGTACGGCTTATCCCACTTTAACCGCAGCTACTTACGCAGAAGCGGGATTGATTTTTTCAGGTACTGCTACATTGAAGTCATTGGGTTGGACCAATACAACTATTGCTGTAGGGGATGGACTTATCTTCAATGTTAAAACCAATAATGACGCTACCATTTTGATGTGCAATCTAATAATTCAAACAGGTTCGTAAATGTCAGTCGATCCACATGTCGATCCTGTTTATGACCCATTTGCTATGCCGCTACAGGTAACGACTAAGATCGGTCCTAATCCGACCATGGAAGAACGTTGCAACAAAGTCATGGAGCGCCATAGATCACTTAAAGCTATGAAAGCTCCATGGCTTTATACATATCAATTGCTTGGTGAATTTATCATGACTCGTAAGCAGGACTTTACGATTCATATTACACCAGGCATGTTTTTGACTGGAAAGATATTTGATAGCACAGCTCCTATGGCTAATCATAGGTTGGCTTCAGGATTGCTTGGTGCGTTGTGGCCCAATAGCCAGCGAGCGTTTTGTATTCATGCACCACAGTCAATGCCTAAAGAAGTGCGCGAATCATCAGACGTTAAAGATTACTTTGAGCGTTGTAGCCATGTGATGTCTGAAGTGATGGATGATCCTAAAAGCGGTTTGATGTTAGCGCTAGAAGAATATTTCTATGACCAAGGCGCATTTGGAGTTAGTGGCATTTATGTTAAAGAGAATGAAAGTGTTAATGCCGAAGTACCACTTCAGTATGTAGCTGTTGATGCTAAGAAAATAACCATTGCTGAAGGACCAGACGGATTCGTTGACACTTGCTATATAGAACGTGAAATGACGTTTAGACAGGTAGTTCAAGAGTATGGCCTAGCGAGTGTATCTCAATACATACGAGACGGTTTTATTGATGGTAACAGGCAAGAGGAAAAGGTAATGGTAGTTCATGCCATTGAACCTCGTGCTGATAGGCAAATCATTGGGGGCTTTGGTAATGCCAATTTGCCAATCGCCTCTATACATATTGAAGTAAATCAAAATCATATTTTGCGTGAATCGGGTTATAAGAAAATGCCTGTATTCATTACCCGGTTTTGGAAAACTATGAATGAAGTATATGGTCGTTCTCCTGGTATGGAGGCAATGCCTGACATACTAGAAGTAAATGAAATGAGGGAGGCGTCAATTGTCGCAGTCGAGAAACTTCTTAATCCACCTCTTCTTGTGCTTAGTGATGGCAGCCTTGGCGGTCAAGTTATCAACACTAGTGCCGGAGCTATCAGCGTCCATAACGTTTCTGGCCGCATTGCTAATAGCAATCAAAAACCAATTGAACCTCTCGTTACCGTGGGAGAAATGAAGGATACGTATCTTGAGATAGAGCGCTTGCAGCAAATTATCAAAGATAACTTCTTCAATGACTTGCTTACTGATTTGAACAATACAAGCCGTATGACTCTAGGCGAAGCTAACATACGCAATCAGTTACGGGGACAATCGCTTAATACAATCTATGCTAGACAGATAGGTGAGTTGTTCTCCCGTTTAGTTGAAAGAACATTTGATATTTTGTTTAAGCAAAAGAAGCTGGGGGTATTGCCTAATTCACCTGAAGCTAGACAAAGGGGTGCATGGATAATACCTCAAGCAGTGGCACAGCTTATGGCATCAGGACAAGAAGCATATAAGATTAGGTTTGTGTCACCGGCTGCTAGGACAATGCGATCAGAGGAACTAACTGGTATTCAGCAATCCCTTACAGCCGTAGCCAATCTTGCCGGAGTTGTTCCTGACATTATGGATAATATTGATACTGATGAAGCGGCAAGGTTGATTGTAGAATTGACTGGCGCGCCAATGTCAATCATTCATGGCAATGATGTTATTGATGCGTTGCGTAAGAACAAAGCAGCGGTTCAGCAGCAGCAAGCCAGCTTAGCGCAGCAAGAGCAATCCTCATTGATAGCTAAGCATACAGGTCAAGCAGCGGAAGCGGCTGTCAAAGCGGGTTTACCCATTCAAGAGTTATTTGGAAACCAACAACAAAACGCCCAAGTGGCATAAGGAGATGTAATGAAAGGTAAGTCAAAGCCATCTAAAAAGATGGAGAAAAAATCCCCTACTACTGGTATGAAGACAAAGTCTTTATCTCGTAAACAGGAATTTGGAAGCACTAATAAAATTTCTATGGCTGCTTCAAAACAACGCAATAGCGTATAGGAGATAAGTCATGGTACTGATGATTTTATTCTGGATCATTTTGATTCTAGCGATTCTTGGGTTTTGGGCACCAGAACCTTATCTTAAATATGTGCGTGGAGTCGACCTAGTGTTATTTGTGATTCTTGGGTTAAAGCTATTTGGGCCACCTACATAAATGGACTACGAAAAATTAAAAGCGCATTTTGACCAGGTAGCAGGAACAGAATCTGGGCAAGTAGTTTTCAAATGGATCAAGGATTATTGTGGATTTCAAAGCCCTACAAGAGTTCTTGATCCCGCAACAGGGGAAGTTAGTTTAGTTTCCACTGCATGTAATGCAGCCATAAACGATGTCTGGCTTACTCTTAGACAACATATAGCTACTGACAAACTGATATACATTGAGTACAATCACAAGACACCGGAACCGATAAAAGTCGAAGGAGACTTAGATGGGAGACCAAAGACAAGCGACAGTAGCGCCGAGCCAAACAGCGCAAGCAGTGGCGGGAGATATAGCCGCCGCGACATCCATGCCGAGTCAGAGCGATTCGCCAACGACTACCTCAAGCGACTCACCGCAAGTAGTGACGGAAGTACGTAATGCCCAAGCAGAAATGGTCTTTAACCCATTTGAAGACTCCGGCAAAACGGAATCTGTCTCATTTGAGAAGATTGTCCCAGAGGCGTATAAAGAGAAAGAATGGGTAAAAAATCTTTCTAAGAACCCGGATGCCACTTCTGAATTTTTCAAACAGTTTGAACACGCGCAATCACTTATCGGCAGTAAGATTTCAGTTCCACCTCCTGATGCACCGCCGGAACAAGTTAAAGCGTTTCATAAAGCTTTGGGCGTACCGGACGATATCAGAGCTTACGAAGTAAAACCAGTAGGCTGGACGCCTGAAGATAAACAGCTAGGGGAAGCTATTGCCAAGTCTCGACCTGAGCCATTCATGAATGAAATGAAACTGGCTGCTCAAGAAGCTGGGATAACGCCACAGAAGTTTCAGCAGCTAGTTGATCGTCATGATCGTGCTGTATTGAAGATGATGAAAGATGGGGCGGTAATGCAGAACCAAGCATTACAAGCCAACGATTTGGCTTTTGACAAACTGATGGATCAAATTCATGGGCAAGAGAAAACTCAGATTCTAGATCGTGGACGCAAAATGATTGAGTCATTAGTTAGCCCACAAGTAAGACCATTTTTGGCCAGGGTAAATAATGAAGGGCTTGCGGTGCTTTCAGATGTTTTGGGTAATGGTGTATATAAAGCATATGTGAAAGAGGATGGCTTTAATACTGGCGCAGGTACTGCATCACCTCTTACAAGTGGTATGGAATCAAGAAAAGCTCTAATAGCTTTACAGAAGACTGATGCATATAAGAATGCCATGCATCCTGACCATGAAGCTATAGTAAAAAAGGTAAATGCTGGATATGCTAATTTACCAGAAGACGCTTTGAATAAAGCCCTAACATCTCTTGTGTAGTAATTAATTTGTGGTAGGATATTTTTGACCGGGTAGCCTTTTAGGTCCGGACTAATGATCGTGAATCGATAAGTTGATCCGTTATTACGGGCAGTCAGCAAGAAGTGAACAGTTGTTACTTTTTTGCGAGGACTTGCCGTTATGACAATGGGAACTATTACGAACGCGCTCATCACGCAGTTCTCAGACATGATGCATATCAGAGCGCAGCAATCTCGCTCTAGGCTCCGTCCTTATGTTGATATCCGCCGTATGACTGGCGATGTTTATGCTTATGACGGTTTAGGTGTTGTAGAAGCTAGGGAATTAACTGGTCGCTTCAACCTAACTCAATTTGACGATATCGAATTTAACAGACGTGAAATTCTCCGTAGACGATTTGTCGTTACCTTACCAATCGACAAAATGGATACTGAGGGCATGTTGATTGATCCGCAAGGTCGATTTGCAGAAGCGTCTGTTAAAGCACTTGAAAGGGTATTCGACTTAGTTTGTTATCAAGCCATGTTTGCTTCAGTGAATACTGGACAGACATTCCAAACAGTGGTGACCGCTGCTAATGATGGCGTTCTAACTGTTGATGCTACAGGCGGTTTGACACTAGCAAAAATTCTGGCTATCAAACAGAACTTCATAGACGGTGAAGTTGGTAACGATATACCAGTAAAGATATGCGTTGGTATATCTGGTGAAGAACATACAACGCTGCTTCAAATTGACCAATTTATATCTACTCGATACACCACACAGTTAGAGTTGCAGAAGGGCGTGGCCACTAGCGTAGCAGACATGGACCTTATCAAATTTGGCGCTAATGTAACTACGCCTGTTCTTCAAGTCGTAGCTGGGGTACGTCAGTGTTTTGCAATGGCTACTGACGGGCTTTGTGTTGGGATGTCCAGGGATTGGGATATCACTATCAAAGACAGACCTGACTACGTTGATACCAAACAGGTCCAGATTGTTGGAGTGTTAGGCGCGGTACGGACGGAAGGCAAATTGATTCAAGAATTGAACACTACTGTTTAGTTCATAACTTAAGAGGGCAATTAAATGGCTGTTGTTAATATTTATGCCGATTCAAATGTACCGGCTTCTGGATTAGGGGTTACAAGTAGAAGCGTCAATATTCTGCAAGGTCAGAATACGCAGATTATGTATAGCTCCTATAACAATGGAACCACTGATACAGCAGGTTCTATTTACCGCATGTTTAAGAACATCGATGCTAACTTCGTTCCAATTATGCTTTATATCGGTACTTTTAATGCCCAAACATCTTTGGCTGTAAGCGCTGGTCTTTATAAACCTAACTTGGGTGCAGTAACTACTGGTGGGGCGGCTGTGCTTATGGCGGCAACTTCAATTGCTACCGCTGCATTCCCATTGCCAGGTCTTGGCGTTAACGGTATGGCTGCGGTATATGCGGCTGGTGGTATTGCTGTTCAAGCGGCTACTGGTGAACTTCAAAGGCTATTTGAGCTTGCGGGTGATTCATTAGTTGACGGCGGTTCTTCTCCTTACGGTAACCCCCGTCAATACGATATCGCTTTGACTGTTACCACAGCAACCACAGTGGGCGGAACTATTGCTTGTCTGTTATTGGGTTACATGGGCTAACAGATAGGAGTAAGCAATGGCTGCTCCTAACAGCGATACAGACATCTGCCAAATGGCTATTGACCTTTTAGGTCATGGCGAAAAAATAAACTCGATTAGTTCACCAACAACAGCTACCGAGGCATTAATGGCGAGGCATTACGATGCTTCCAGGCAGCGGGTGCTTAGAATGTATCCATGGCATTTTGCTACGGCTATGGCGCAGATATCTCGTATTGGAACGCCATTGTCTGACTATCGAGATGAATATCAGTTGCCAGCGGACTTCATTAGGTTGTTGTCTGTAGGGGGCCAAATTGAAGAATGGCAACGGCATAACTATCGGATTAACGGATCATCTCTTTTAATCAATAACTCTTTGCCTACGGGCATTAGCCCTACCATTTACAACGTAACTGAAACGACTACTGATGTAACAGTTGTGACAGGTCAGCCGCCAGATCAGATTCAAACAGAAACAATAACGACAACCATTACTGGAACTTTAAACCCGCCTGGGCAAATCAATACTGGGATAACTGATGCTTCAACCATAAATATCAGATACATATTCAATGAGATCAATATCAATAAC